TACATTAGCATATTCTCTATCATGTTCCCATTCCAATTCTTCGCCTAAATCTTCAAAATCAGTCATTTTAGTTCCGCTTCCGTCAACATCATGTTTATAGTATAGGCTTTTAAATACTAATTCTTGTAGTTGAAACCAAATTCCAATCGCCTGTGTTCTAAAAGTCTCATCTCCCCACAGATAAAATACATTATGATAATCCTCTAAGAATCTATGAACAGTTATATTTTCATTCCAAGTTTCGTCAATATTTTCTTTTATATGTAAAGCTGCTCTAATTCTTTGACTGCCCGCCAAAGGATACCAACTTGTCATACATAAATGTGGATTTACTATGCCTTCCTTTAATATACTATCTACTAAAGGTTGATTAACTGGTACTTTTCCTATATTATCTCTAACAACGGGTTGATCTAATACAAAGTTTGTAGTAACTTTCCTTACCTCAAAAGGTGGAACTGCTACTAAACTTGCTGATTTTTTTCCTATTCTATCGCTTGCCATTATAATGCTTCCTCATTAATTTCATAATCATCTATTAAGTGTTGTATTGATGCTAAATCATAAGAAAGGGCTGTAGTCCAACCTTTAAACCTTTTAATACCCGGCCACCACGGAGCCCACATTCCTTCTTTCCATTCTATCGGTACCCAGTAGTGTATCTTATAGGCTTTACACTCTTGTAATTTAGCTCTTTTAGCTGTAGAAGTAATATCTTCTACTATTTTTCCTGCTTTTCCACCTTTTGTATCTGGGTGGTTTTTATTAAACCATACCCATTCTCCAATTTTAAACTCTTCTTTTACACACTCATCTGGTGGTATAAAAGTTTCTCCTTCCACCACTCTTGTAGGAACACCTATCCTATCTATATTTCCTTTAATAAAAGAAGGTGAACGATATAATTGTTGAGCAATGTGAGTTACTGGAGTCCCTACTAAATATTGAATAATCATCTCTTGAATTTCTTCTTTAGAAGCTGGTTTGCCTCTATTTTTATTCATTCTTGATTTTCTATAATCTTGTTCTTCTTTGTGATTAGTTATAATTTTTCCAAGTCTTGTAGTATTATAACTTATATTCAACATCTCACATGCTTCTTTTTTAGTTATAGGGTTTTCAGTTTCTAACTCATCTATAACTCTTTGGATATTTGTACTATCTAGTTTTTCGTGTGCTTTTTTCTTTATAGCCATTAATTTATAACCTCGTGTACAGTTTCTCCAGTTTTTAAACTACCTTTAACATCTGATCTTTCTTTAGGACTTAAACAAGATTGAGGTCCGATCTTTAGAGTATCCCAATCCATTGTACTTGTAAAACCTTCCATTTTTGCACTACGCATTTTTGTACAAGTAAATGTGATACAAGCATCTGCTTGCTCCCATGTTTCTAATGTAAAAGCTGCGTCTGCTGCATCTAGAATACCTTTTGCAAATCTTGCTTCTCCTGTATTATCTGTTTGATAAGGGGAGAATACAGGTACTTCATATTCTTGGGCTATACTTTTTAGAGCTTTACTTACTTCTATCTGTTCTGTCCAGTCATATTGACCACCCTTATTTGGAGCATTATGATGTCTAACCAAGTTTATATAATCTACTATAATAACACCTATATCAGTTTGACTTAATTTACTATCTAATTCTTTACGAATTTTAGATAGACTTAATATTGGATCATATACTACATCTAGTTGTTTATCTTTTGTAAGTTTTTTACTTTTAGTGAGTTTGCTATGAAAATTATCAAAGTCTTTACTCTCATAATACTCAGGTAATAATTCTAATCCATCTTCAAAGCGATTTGCCCACCATTTTACTACTAAGTCCCATTCAGGTTCTTGGAGATTTCTAGTAATTAATTTAGATACTGGAACTCCTGTTCCTAAAGAACACATTCTTTGTAGTATGGAACGACTATCCATTTCTATTGTAAAATATACAGAACCTCTACCTTGTTCATAAAGATTGTTTGCAATATTTACACAAGTAAAAGTTTTTCCTGATCCTCTACGTCCTCCGATAAGAACCAAATCTCTGGGAGAAAATTTTAATTTCTGGTCGTAGTCTTGATTTAAGCCAAGAGGTACATATTTTTTAAGTTCTTTTTCTGAATCAAATAAACTAATTAATTGCATACTTTCTTCAGGTGGTTTTAAATCTACTCTATCCCCTATATCTACTACTATTTGTTGCAACGCTTCCACATTTTCTTCTGCTTTAGCTAATGCTATTGTCTTTTCTACAAATCTATCTAATTCATCTAGAATTTCTACTTGTGTATACTCGTTTTTTAGATACTCAAGTAAAATCCAAGCATCAACATCAATATCAACAGCTTCAATAGCAAAAACTTTTTCCTGCAGATTTCTATCTCTTATATCAAGTTTTAAGTCCTCAAAGGTTGGTAACTTAGTATAGTTTTCGACGTGCTTAGTCATTACACGGTAGAGAGTCTGATATTCAGCGGGTAAATAGTTCTCCCTTAGGTTTCCCCAAGTATCAAAGTCTTTTTGTGTAATAATCTGTTTAAGTAAAGCTGACGTTAAATTCAATGCTTTCTTCCAGAAAAAAAGGACAAGAGGAAAAAACCCCTTGTCCAATTAAACGAAATTTAACTAGAAGCTTTTTGCTTTCTAGCAGCACCATCGTAGTCTGCGCAAGTTAAACCACGTCTTGTCAACATAGTTTTTACGCCTCGTACGGTTTTGCCGATTTCATCAGCGATTTCGTCAACAGTCATGCTGCCAATTTCACCGTTAAGTTCAGACAGGGGGTCGGCTTTTGTTGAGCCTTTTGTGACCTCTTGTCTAGGTATAGCGTTAATATCGCCAGACCTTAGCAAGCTAAGTGCTTTTCCTCTAATTGAGTTAACAGTCTTGCCAAGTGCTTCTGCGATTTGTTCGACAAAAGCACCATCATTTACCATAGTGGTAAAAATAGCTTCTTCTTCGGGAGAGTAAGTTCGGACTGCTTGAGGTTTCTCAGCTGGCTTTACATAGGAAGTAAGTTCCATTGAAAGGATCTTTCCCTGTATTGACTTAGCAGAAAATGCGCCATCTGCAAAAGATGCTGCGATGTCTGCATAAGTGTATGTTCCAGAATTATCTGTAACAAATTGTGATAGAGTTGCTTCTTGTTCATCAGTAAAAGTTTTATGAGATACTGAAGAAGCTAACTCGACGTCATAGCCCATTTTTCTCAATTTGCTAGATACACTTCTTGTAGAAGTTTCTAGCTCTGCTGCTGCTTCAGCAACAGTTGCTTGAGTAATAGGTGTAGCGTCCCCAACAAAGTTTACAAGATGTTGGGTTCTTTCATCTGTCCATTTAGGTAATGCCATTGGTTTCTCCAAATAATATTTTTAGGTTTGTTATTATTAATAAGCCCCTTTTTTGGGCTGCTTGTTGTTTTGCGGAATTTATTCCACTTTCGTTAACTAAAATGGTAACATCTTTTGTTAAACTACTTTTAACTAGATAGCCCTTTTTTTCTAAAAGTTTCTTTGCGGCTGCCTTTGTGCTGTAGCTTTTAAGTTTACCCGACATACATACGACTCCTTTAATGTTTTCTTTCTTTTTTATTTTAGTTTTCCAACTAAAAGGAAGTCTATCATATCCATCAGTATATTCTTCATAAAACCATTCTAGTAGATTAGCGCGAGCTTTCGGACCTAAACCTGCTGTTTCACATACTTCTTCATTTAATTCGTCTAAAGATTCAACCTGTTCGCAAATTTTCTGAGAAGCGGTATGTCCTATTAATTTTATAGAGAATGCAGGTAATAAATCTACTAAGTCAGCTAATTTACTAGCTTTGATTTCTCTAAAAAGCTTTACTGCTAATTTCTCGGAATTTAGTGCATCTATCGTAGTTTCAAGAGGCAACTGGTATAAATCAAAGATAGAGTCTATCTCTAATTTTTCTACTGTTTTGGGTCCGAGACCCTTAATTCTGAGAGTCTTTGCAAAGTGCTCAATTTTTTTATTGCTCTTATCGAGACAGTTAAGATTTGTACAAAATAATTGATCATTTTCCCACTCCAAGATTGTATCACATGAGGGACAATTTGTGGGAGGTAAAATTTTCTGCTTTAATTCTCTCATTTTTTATATATTACATATATTATACCAAAATTTCAACGCCATGTCAAGAACTATTTTTCGGGAAGTCCTGAAGAATGAGCGAATCAATTTTGAAACACTCTGTATAACCTCCAAACTTAATTTTTGGCACAAATTTTTCATGTTCATATTTTTCATGTAGTGATTGTTCTAGTTTCCACACATTGTAAAGAGTATCGTGATAAGTTCTTTGTATACGAATATCGTATCCTTTAAAACCTCGACTACGCTTTAAAATATGTCTCCAGTCCTTGCCTGAAGCTATTCCTACTTTTACACACTCCCTTTCATACGTCCTTTTATTTACTAGGATAACGCCGTAAAGGACTCCGTCTTTATCTTGTTCTTTTGGGTGATTATTAAAATAAGTTTGATTATATACTCCACTCATTCCCCTTTGCCTCTTATCCATCTTCCGTGGCAAGCACATTTAAATGGAGCAGCTAATTCAGTTTCTGTAGTTTCATAATCAAAAGTAATTTCTTCTCCCGCTCCTATAGTTCTAGTTGCTATTAAAACAGGGTGAGGATTAGCTATAGTTACACTTGTTAAAGATCCTTGTATTCTAGTAAAAAGAGGTACATAATGTACTTCTTTATTTAGACTTTCTACTTGAAGTACTACTCTAGTATTAGGGTTACAATGATGATTTAGATAACCACCTATAGCGCTATCTAA